TCCACTAACTCCTAGTTCGTTTAAAACAACTAGTTATAGACCAGAACAATACATTCCTTCAAATATAGGGAGCTTTGTTAATCCTCAAGTAATACTAGCCTCTGGTAGGTTGGTATTTAATGCGGCGTCTGATTCTATCATACTGAGTAGTGCTAAGAGTATATTACTCAGCTCTAACGAATCTACAAACATAGACTCTCCCTCAATGACAATCCGAAGCCAGAATATAAGCTTAGGTTCAGGAGATGCTAAAGAAAGAGCAGTTAAAGGTGATACATTCGTCAAAGAATTTAATTCATTTTTGATTGCATTAAAGCAAGTTCAAGTAGCTCTAAGTTCTGCTGCAAATGCTGGAGGACCTGTACAGTCTTTAATAGATGTTAGTGCTACTTTCGGTTCCGCTATCGACAACCTTCAAAAAGCTCTCGGTAGCAAACAATCACCAAATGGAGTTATAACTAACTCTAAAGTATTATCTGATACGGTAAAAATACAGTAATGGCAGAAATTAAAGGACAGGATTTTTTACCCTACGTAATACTGCAAGGAACAGTTCGTGATGATTTTGGAGACTATACACCAGGTGTAAAATTACTATACACATCTAATACAAAAAACCCTGATGGAAGCATAACAAACGAACCAGTTACAGATTTTGGAAGTACTGTTAATAACACCTTTACAGAGACCTCATCCGACCCGGCAACCGTACCGGTACAGTATAATGCTACAGGAGTAACTGACGCTTCCGGGTCTTTTTATATGTACATCCCAGCAGAATCTTTCGTAGCTGATAGTGTAACATTGTATTTTAAACCAGCAGAAAAGACAACTTTAGGAGATAAGCAGATAAATAAAATCAGTACTGAGAATGCTAGTCAAGTTGATAATATAGAAGAAACTATACCTCTAGAAGAGTTAAGACAGTATATGCCTGAAGCCACCGAGGAGATTAAAGCTTCAGAGTATACAATTTACGATCTTGGAGATATAAAACTATCAGGGTTCACATACTTATTTGAAGAACTACAAAGATCTGTACGTGATAAGATTAACACAGCAGAAACTAAAATTATAGATCTCGCTAATAAGTTTAAATTACCCACAGAAGAACAATTAATTAAGTTATTTCAAGAAAGAAAAGAACAATTAAAAGAAAATCTAATACCTATACTACTAACTCTATTTAATGCTTTCGGACCAAGTGTAGTACAAGCTCTGCAATCTGGAGCTAATAAAGCTATATTAAGTAAGTTAAAATCCTGTCCTACAGAGGCAGAAATAAAAGCACTCATAGCAAAACGTAATAGGTTAGTAAAGCAGTTAAATATAGCTTATAGTATTGTAAAAGTCTTGCAAATCCTAGGGGTTTCCACAACTGTCATTATACAGGCGTTGAAAATTGGATTAGCAAGTTATGTAGCTGCACCACCACCGTATATTTCCGCTGTAGATTCAGTTAAAACTAGATTAGAAAAAAGGTTAGAACTGTACGGTATTATCGCTACTGGATTAACTACTATATCTTCTATTATAGGATATATACTAGGTTTAATTATAGATTACCTGAATAAGCTAGATTTCTTGATTAAAGAATGCTCTCAAGAACAAGACATTCCTTTTGAAGCTTTAAATGAAGAATTAAATAACTTAGCAGATCCTGTCTTAATAAAACAGATGCAAAACAACGAAATCGTTTACAGAGGATTTACCTTAAAAGTAGAATTAACTCCAATTACAGCAGGTACATACCAAAGCAGAGTAGGTATAGCTTATAACTCAGTTGGAACCCCAGTGTTAAAAACACCAACCTCTTTTACAAGCAACCCAGAACTACTTCTTCAACAACTACAACTTATAATAGATACTCAAAATCTAAAAGCCAATTAAGAAATATTTATAAAAGATGGATACCAAATTATTTAAAAAACTCATCAAAGAAGCCGTAAAGGAAGCTATCCAGGAAGAAATGAAAGATATCCTGTTAGAAGCAGTACGTGCTCCTAAAACAGTTATTCAGGAAAGTTATGCTTCACCAGTTCAAACCTTAACAAGTAACCCTATTCCTACAATCAACGCTAGGGACAAGTATAAAGAAATACTAGGTGGAATGATGGAATCAAGAAACGGAAACATTTCAATGGGATCAAGTGATGCTCTTGGATTCGGCCAACAACCCGGATATAGACCACCTGCAACCGTTAATACAGCCGGTGAAGGATCGTCACTACCTCCTGGAGAGGTTAACCTAGACCAGATTATGGGTCTTATCAATAAGAAATAATGGCATTTAGAGTAGCTAATAAGTTCCCGATTGATACTAAACCAAGAGTTGCAGTAGGGGTAAGTATACCGTTTTCATCACCCTCTGTATTTACCTCCACCTACACAACTAAGGAACAGTTAAAATCAAACTTAAAAAACTACTTTATGACTAGTCCTGGAGAAAGGTATATGAACCCTCTTTTTGGTGGTGGATTAAGAGATATAGTATTTGAAAATTTAGAGCAAAGAACCTTTGATATTGTTAGACAAAGAGTTCAAGCGGATTTAAAAACGTATTTTCCTAATGTGGAGATTAGTAGGCTGGATGTCTTTGGAACTCCTGATGAGAATATTCTAATGGTATCCATGACATACAATGTAGTTAATTTTGGTATAACCGATAATTTAGAAATAATTATAAACTAATGGCAGTTCAAAGAAATATAAAATACGTAAATAGGGATTTTAATAGCTTGAGAGAGCAGTTAATACAGTATACTAAAACCTACTTTCCAACCTCCTATAATGACTTTACCCCATCATCACCAGGGATGTTGTTTATGGAGATGGCTGCTTATGTAGGGGATATAATGTCCTTTTATCTAGATAACCAAATTCAAGAGACGTTTATGCAGTATGCTAAACAGACACAAAACCTCTATGAATTAGCCTATCTACTCGGATACAAACCCAAAGTTACCGGTGCTGCTACCACTACATTAGATTTCTATCAACAATTACCAGCGATCGGAAATAATCCAGATTTTACCTACGCACTTACTGTACAACCCAACACCGTAGTTAAATCAAATTCAAATCCTGCAATTACCTTTATTACAGGTGACACTCTTGACTTTTCTTTTTCAAGCAGTGCATCTCCAACAGAAATTAGTATTTACGAAATTAACGGATCAGCCGTAGAGAGTTTCCTATTGAAAAAATCTATAAACGCTATCTCTGCAACTGTCAAAACTCAAACATTCCAATTCGGAAACCCTGTTCCGTTTTCAACAGTAGAGCTAGTAGATGCAAATATCATAGGTATACAAAGCATTGTTGATAGTGATGGTAATAATTGGTATGAAGTATCACACCTAGGTCAAGATTCAATCTTTGATTCAATTAAAAACACTAACGCAAATAACCCTACCTATTCAACAGATAGTAACGTACCCTTCTTACTACAGACTAAACAAGTAGCAAATAGGTTCGCAACCCGGTTCTTAAACGATACAACATTACAGTTACAGTTTGGTGCTGGAACAGCAAATAACTCCGATGAGGAATTAGTTCCAAACCCTAATAATGTAGGTCTAGGATTACCTTTCGAAAAAGATAAGTTAACAACAGCTTTTTCACCTACTAACTATATCTTCACGAATACCTACGGAACCGCTCCATCTAATACTACATTAACAGTAACTTACTTAGTAGGTGGTGGAGTTACTTCAAACGTTCCACAGAACGACCTTATTAATGTAATTTCAAATACAATTAACTTTAATACTCCTGTTTCCGATCCTACAATAAGAGCAGATATCTTTAACTCCCTACAAGTGACTAATCCTCAAGCAGCTTCCGGAGGTCAAGACGGAGATAGTATAGAGGAGATTAGACAGAACAGCTTAGTTAATTTTCAAAATCAACTAAGAACAGTTACTGTAGATGATTACCTACTCAGAGCATTAAGCCTACCTTCTATATACGGAACTATCGCTAAAGCATATGCAGAGACTGAAAAACTCTCTGATGTACAGGTAGGTGCTTCTCCTGCAAGTGTTGCTCTGTACATTGCAACATACGATCAAAATAAAAACCTAACCAGAGCTTCAAATGCGTTAAAACGAAATCTACAGACCTACTTATCTGAATATAGAGTTATAAACGATACTGTAGCTATTAAAGATGCTTATGTAATAAACATAGGTGTTAATTTTGAAATAATCACACTACCAAACTACAATAGTAACCAAGTACTGTTAGAATGTATCAATGCATTAAAAACCTTCTTTAATATCGATAACTGGCAGATAAATGAACCTATCTTGTTGAGAGATATCTATGTTACTCTAGATCGGATCGAAGGAGTTCAAACCGTA